GCCGTAGAACCCGTTGGGGTCCGAGTCTGACGCCGTGGACGGGCTGGTGGTTTGCTTGTCACTGGTGAGCCCGTCCGGCCACACGCTCATGGTGTACGTGGCGTTGTTCACCGTCTTGCTCACCGGCGTCACCCACCGCAGCAGGTATTTCTGCGCGGTCCCCAGATTCACCCGGTGCGTGACCCCGTCCGACGTCACCGCCGTGGCGCCATCATAGAACCCCACGTCCATCTCCCACAGGCAGCCGTAGCGGTCCCCCAGGAGGAACCGCGGCGTGGCCCGGGAGTCATCACGCGTCACCGACGTGGCGTTGAAACCTTCATCCACCTCCGGGTCATACGCGCCCTGGGGCCAGAAGCGCGCGCCGCCGTCCTCCATGTTCACGTAGAGCGCCGCATTGCACACCCACTGTGGTGCGTTCGGCGCTGGGTAGAACAGGCGGTACTGGTTCAGCGTCGGGTTCCACAGGCCAATGGCGCGCTCCGGTGCGCTGCTCCACCCACCCGAGAAGAACCCGTCAATGCGCCGGGACAGTTTGGTCACCGCGTTCCCGTCAAAGCGGTAGATGCCATCCTCTGCCAGGAAGTAGGCCACATCCCCGGCCACCGCCACGCTGCGCGGCGCAATGCAGCCGGCATTCCCCGGGAGGCGAAACGCGGTGTAGCTGTCCTCGCCACCGTCTGACTGAGCCACCCAAATGCTGTCCCGCTTGAACACCGCCAGCACGCCGCCCACCGCCGCCAGCGCAGTCACCGGGCCGCGGTCATCCCCGATGAACAGCTCGTTGTCGTTGGGCCACACGTCTTTGTAGAAGGCCGGGCTGGACCACACCACCGCCTGCCCGTTCGCCGTGAAGATGCGGTCATCATAAACCGCGGCCACGTCTCCCGGCGGGATGACGCTGCGCAGCCCACCGATGACGCTCTCGTACCCGGTGTCCGTGGCGACGTCGTCAGCAGAGAGGCTGTAGATTTCCCCGTTGTTCGCGCTCACCGTGTAGAACCAGGTGTGCCCCTCCACGTAGCCAATCACCCTGTCGGTGGTGCTGTCGTAGTAGGCCCACACGCGCGTGGTGTCGTCGAACATCTTGCTGGTGCCGTCCGGCTCCAGCCCGTCCGACGCCGTGAGCGTGGTGGAGTCCAGCACGTACTTCAGCGTGGTCTGGCTGTTGAGGTAGACCACGAACCGGTGAGGCGTCCCGCGCCGGTCCTGGAACGCCAGCACGCACAGGATGGGGTGCTCCGCCGACGTGAGGTTACTGGAGCTGGCGTCTGACTGCCCCGCCGCCGCCTGGTTGCTGGCCAGGCACTGCACGCGGAACCAATATTTGCTCTGCCCGTTGATGGTCTTCAGCGCGTGGTCAGACTGCTGCTTCACGCGGATCATCACCTGGTTGCCGCGCGCGGAACTGCCGCCGGCACCGGCAATGTCATACGGGCAGAACGGCGCCAGCAGGTGTGACGTACGCCCGGGGTCATATTGCTTGAGGAAGATGTCCGCGGCGCCCACCGTGGTCCACGCGCTGCCGTTCCAATACCCCACGCTGATGATCTTCTTGTGTTCGGTCAGCGTGTTGGGCCAGCCCGTGTCCGTGTTCATCTCAGCCACGCCGTAGATGATGGCCTGGATGTGCTTGCTGTCCCCGCCGTAGTAGAGGTGCGTGCTGGACGCGCCCGGGGACATGGCACCGGTCCCCACCGACGCCGGCTCCGTCGTTGTGCCCCATCCGGTGTAGACCCCGGACGCCGAATAGCTCCCATAGGAGGCCAGGATCTTCATGCCGCCGCGCTTCCGCAGCAGGCCGTGCTCGTCATACAGGTTGATGCAAGACGCAAAGTCTCCCGGCCCCGCCTCCATTGGCGTGGTGACCAAACCGCCAATGAACCGGGAGGGCTTTGCAGCTGGCATCTCTCATCCCTTGAGGGCAGTGGCCACGGCGGCCTTGGTCTTGTCGTCCTTCTGACCCGCGCGCTGCAGCTTCGCAATTTCCGCGCGCAACGCTTCAATGGTGGCGTCCTTCACCTCCACCGCGCTGGTCAGGGCTTCCAGTTCTTTGGCTGCGGCCACGCGGTTGCCCGCCAGGTTCAGCGCGCCCGCGCTTTCCTCGCTCACGTCCACCAGCAGTTCGCTGATGCCCACGAACGCCTTGGCCACCTTGCCGGGTACGGACACTTCCCATGCCGGGCCGGTCAACGGGTCACGCCCGGAGAACTTGAACTTGGCAACGTCCGCGTCCACGTCCGCCTGGCTGCCCAGGAACAGGACGGTGAACCCGCCGGCGGAGTTCTTGATGGTGTCCACCACGCCGCGGTCATCATGGACCTCGTCACCGGGCCCAAGGGCCAGGGGCTTGCCACCAGGGGCAATGCCGGGGCACGCGCTGGGGCTCACCTTGGCCTCAATGATGGACTGCGGCCGGCCGATGTAGCCCGTCTTGGACACGTTGCGCCAAATCTTCACCTTGCTCATCTGCTACCCCTTGGTTGTGTGGTCAGGTGGACCAGAAGTTGTTGGTGTTGTCCACGGTCTGGATGTGATTGTCATTGCTGCGGCGTTCCACTTGTGTGGTGATGGTCCGCAGTTGCTTCTGGAACTGCCTCTCCAGACCGTCCACCGGGTCATTGTTCTTTTCACGCAGCTTGATGGCTGCCGCATACGCGTAGATGTGGTGCCACGCGGACGGCAACTCCGTGGGAGACGTGGCGGCGCTCAGCGCGGACAGCTTCGGCAGGTAGAGGAGGACCAGGCTGGTGTCCACCATGGGCATGGGGCGCAGGCGCAGGTCGGTGCCGGTGATGCAGTAGTAGACCGGTGTCCCGCTCTCCCCCACGTTGGCGAACTCCGCAATCCGGATGGGGTTCAGCGTGCGCTGTGACGCGCCAACGCTGGATGATGCCGGCGCGTAGACCTGCAGCACCTGCGTGTCCTGCGCGGCGGACGGCAGCGCCACCGCCGCCGTGTCCGCCGTGTACGTCATGGTGGTGCTCGCCGCCCGGCGGTCAGCCAGCCAGTCAAACAGCTCCGAATAAATCTCCGCGCGTGATTCTTCCAACGCCTGGACAATCTCCGCGTTGGTGGGCCGGCCATTGTCATCCGCGGCGGTGGTGTTCGCCTTGTTGATGAGCTGCTTGACGCGCACCAGCAGTTCGTCACGGGTCATGGCATCCACTCCCGCCGGAACCGGTGGCTCTTGGCAATGGCTTCCGCGCGCGCCCAGTCTGCACGGTTCTTCGCTTCCAGCACGCGCAGTTCAGCGTTGACGTCTTCCTTGGTTTTGATGGGCACGCCCCGGCGCTCCGCGCTTTTCTGGAACAGCCGCTTGACCATCTTGTCCTTGGTGAAGTCCTCCGCGAACGCGCGCGCCTCATGGTGAGGGCGCATGGCGTCACGCTCGTTGATGTCGTTGAGAAACTTGGCGCGCCCGCTGCCGCCGCGCTTCATCACGTCGGAAACATTGAGGGCACGCGTGACCCACGGGCCAATGCCTGTGGGGTTTCCATACTCGCCGTCCAGGTGGAAGACGCTCACGTATTTCTTGGTGGAGACACCCACCGTGTGACGTCCCACCTGGGAGTAACGAATCACGCTGACGCGCTGCCAGACCACCCAGCACCCCAGTCGCGTTTCGTCTTGTCCATCTGGATCTTTGACCGTCCGGTTGCACGTGGGATCCCACCAGCAATGAAGATTCGCGTTGCGCGTTTCACGGCGCAGCGTCTGGAGGAAAACCCGGGGAGCAACAACACTCCCTGGCCTGGGTGCAATCCGGTAAGCCTGCATCACATCACCTCAGTTCACTGGTTGTTCTGGTCGCCCAGCAAGCCCACAATGTAGCCGTTGTGGCGCGGGGTCAGTGCAACCACGCCGGAGCAGTACCACTTCCACACCACGTTCCACATGTCCGTGTTGGGAATCTGGCGCAGCTTCAGGCCGTCATCCTGCATGATGCCGGGCTCCTTGTCCTCCAACATCAGGAGGCTGCCCTTGCGGATGCCGTACACGCGGTAGTGCGGCGCGAACGCGGACGGGAAGAACTTCATGCTGCCCGTGGTGCCCACGTTGTTCACTTCGGCACCGGACGCGCCCACCGTGGGCGTGAAACCCTTGCCCGGGTTCTGGTACCGGGCGGGGTTGTTGGTGGCAAAGTTGGTCATGGTGTTGAACGGTTCCAGGAACTTCCGGTACACGCCGTAGGAGGTGTACCAGAAGTCAGGCTGCACGCCGGTCAGGTCATCCACCAGCATGTTCTCAATGAGCATGTTCAGCATGCCCACCGTGAGCGCGGTGGTGTTGGTGTTGGTGACCTTGTGGCTCTGCAGCACGCGCTGTCCGCTGACCGCCACGTTGCCGTAGTAGCTGGTGGAGTAGAGGCCATCCGAACCGTCCTGGATGGCGTCCATGATGCCCTGCGTGCCGTACAGCCCGTCTTCAAACTCGGACTGTGCGTCAATGGCGCCGTCCTGGCGCTCGCCGTGCGTGACCAGCAAGTCACCTTCCAGGATGGTGGTGCTACTGATGTCCTGCATGGTGAGCGTGGGCGTGGTGCCGTCCGCGCTCTTGCCGGTGATGCGGCGGCCCTTGTCGTTGGCGCCGGTGCGCAGCGCGCCGGTGGGGTTGGGCACGCCCGCGCTGGTGCGCGTGACAATGTCCACCACCATGCCTTCGCGGAAGAACCGGTTGCCTGCCCAGGGACGCGCCGTGGCCGCGGTGGAAGGCGCGTTGGCCGCCACCAGGGTCACGGTGTTGCTGGACGTGGAGGACACCTCGCCCAGGATGCTCAGCTGGCCGCGCGCCCACTTGCTGGAGATCATCTCCGGGAACGCCTTGACGGTCTGCTCCATCACCATGGCGGACAGCTTCTCGTAGCCGCCGCTGCTGGTGGACGGCGCGTTGTCCATGGGGCCGGTGAACTCCACGCTGCTGTACAAGAAGCGCCGCTTGAAGCGCATCTCCATGGTCAGCAGCGTGGCTGACTGGTCCTGCAGGGACGCGGACGGGTTCTGCCCGGGGAGGTAGCCGCCTTCCGTGCGGCCCTCCAGCCGGAAGTTGCCGCCGATGAGCTGGTCCACGCGGTAGTGTTTGCCACTGACCTTGGCCTTCTTGACGTCAATGACCTTGCGTTCCGTGGAGCGCAGGTAGATGGCGTCCAACAGGACGGGATGGACCTCCTCAAAGAGGAGGTTCTGGATGGAACTGTCTGAGATCTGCTGCGTTGGGGTGGGCATAACGCTCCTCCTTCAGGTGGGAACTTCAGTTGCTTTCGTTCAGGCCGTAATGATCCAACATTTCCGGCGGGAACTTGGCCCCCTGGGCCATGGCTTTCCTGACGGAGTTGGCACGGTCCTTCGGTTGGCCGTTGGACCGAGCGGACGTTGCGGCGGGGAGCGCACCCTTGCGCTGCTGGACGGCGGCGCGCTGTTGCTGCAGGGCTTCCACGGACTGTCCGCGGCGCGCTGCGTTCTGGGCCTGCTGGGACGGCGCGGCCAGGCCAAACTCACTGGCCAGCATCTGGGCCGTCTGGGCCAGCGTGATGTTCGGGTTGGCCTCGGTCATGGCCTGGTGGATGGTGCGCAGGACCGCCTGGGCGCCACCCTTCTGGACCCACTGCATGCCCTGCTGGCGGGACAGCTGCGCCACCTCGGCCTGCATGCGGGCCTTGTGGGCCTCAATGTTGGACTGCATGCGGGCCTGCTCCAACTGCTGGGCCTGCTGCTGGACCATTTGTTCCAGGCGCTGCGTGTGCGTGCGGAACATCTGCTCCATGCGCTGCGTGGTCTGGCCCTGCTGCCAGGCCATGTCCTTGCGCTGGTAGTCCAGGAACTCCTCCACGCTGGCGCCGGGTCCCGGCGGGCGGGGGCGGGTGGACTCCACCGCGGCGCGCTGGCGCTCCTGGGCCGCCTGGGCCATCAGTTGGTTGAACTGCTGGTTCTGCGCCTGCTGGGCCTCAATGAGCTGGGCCATGTACGGGGGCGGCGCCTGCTGGGCCATGGCCTGCTGCAGCCGCTCCTGCACCATCTGTTCAATGTATTCCGGCGTCAGCTGCTGGTTCTGGGCCTGGACCGGGGGGGCTGGTTCGGCGCCTTCCACAGGGGCCGTGCCATCATCCACTGCACCGTCCACGGGAGCGCCGTCCACGGCCTCCGCACCACTGGCATCCTGGGCATCACCACCACCGGCGTCCGTGGCGTCACCGCCACCGGTGTCTCCCGCGGGGGCGCTGTCACCACCACCGGACAGCGCGTCTCCACCGCCGCCGCCGGACAGCGCGTCATCACCAATGGAGCACACGGACCCGGCCAACTGGAACAAACGGCTCTCACGCTCAAACATCTCTCACCCCTGTGGCGGGGACGCCAGGTCTGCGCTGGCCTCCACCGACTGTTGGTAGGCCGGTGCTGCCCCTGCTGGGGAAGGACCGGCGTTGTTGTACGGTTCCATCTGCGGATTCGCGGCGGCAGCGCCGTCCAAGGACGCCTGCGGCTGCGCGTTGGGATCACTGGCCCCGGCCATCCCGTATTGCGCCGCGGCCTGCTGTTGCGCCATCTGGACGGCCACGGCCTCCTCGGCCTCCAGCATGGTGTGGACGTCCATGTGTTGGATGAGCCACGGGATGAGCGGGTCCTGCGGGTTGCGCACCTGCATGGACGCCAGCTTCTTGCCGTGGACTTCCTTGTGGCACGTGTGGTTCTGGTATTTCACCGGGTTGGGGATCATCCCGTCCCGGAGGAGCATGTCCTGCTCCAACTTCGCCAGGTCTTCGTGCGGCCGGCGCTCCTCATGGACCTTGCCGTATTCGCCAAACTCGGACAGGCGCAGGTACGTGGCCTGGTCAATGGCGCCCAGCTTGAACGCTTCGTTCAACTCCTCCATCTTGGAGGCGCGGCTGCGGCCCACGTCACGCACTGCCTTGATCTTGACGTCGGTGGCCTCGCCCACGTTCTCCGTGCGGAAGGACATCACCTCCACGCCGGACGTCTCACCGCTGCGCCGCACCATGCGCCCGTCTGTGTAGAACAGGCGGCACAGGTCCAACGCGTATTTCATGGCCTTGTCCAGGCGCTCCGTGTGGTCCGCAATGACGGGCTTGAGCGGGCCCATGGCGCGCTCCTCAAGGAACGTCAACGCGCGCGCGCTGTCCGCGGACTGGCTCTGGCCGCGGGCAATCTCGGTGGCGCCGGACAGCTGCTCAATGAACATCTTGAGCACTTCCTGCATGCTCTCTGCGTCCTGCGGGTACGGGGCCAGCGCCACTTCCTTGGGCGCTGCGCCGCCGGGGAGCGCCTTGTAAACCAGGTGCCCCGTCTGGTCGTCCACGCGCATGCGGCTCTGTTCCGGGTACATCATGCGCAGCTTTGCAGACACCTTCGCGCGGGAGTGCTTGGCGGACAGGTGATCGTTGAAGGCCACAATCAGCGGCAGCACCACGTCCAGCGTGGACATGGGGTAGTAGACGCCCTGCGTGGCGTACATGGGGAAGTAGAAGAACGGGGCAAACATCTCGTCATGGAGGTAAGGGAGCGGACCTGAACTCAACTCCACCTCGCCGGCAAAGACGGCAAAGACGCCCTGGGAATGTTTCTCCGTGGGCTTCCGGTAATATTCCACAATGCTCACGTACCGCTGGTCCGACGGCCGCATGAGGGACACCATGTTGGTGGTGTCGTAACTGGACCAGGCCACGTCGGTGCGTGGCGCGTTCTCAAAGACCTCGTAGGGAATGCCCAGGTGTTCGCCGTAGGTGCGCCACGCCGTCTCCGGGCTCATGCGGATGACGTGCGCCAACTCCTCCGCCTCGTCGGGAGACTGCGCGTCCGGGTCCGTCCAGATGTCATCCGGGTGGATCGGGATGAACCGCACGTCACCTTCCGGCTTCATGCCGGTGTAGCGGTTCACGTAGCCGGGCATCCCGGGGATGGGGCCGGTGGGCGTGTAGAGGGTCCCCTGGGCGCTGCACTGCGGGCACGCCGCCAGGATGCCGTTCTGTTGCACCGCGCCCTGGCCCTGGCACTGCGGGCACACCTGCGTGGACACAATGGGGTTGCGCTGCCCGGCGAGCGGGTCCCAGCACACCTTCATCCAGCCGTGCCCGTAGATGTTGCACATGTTCAGGACGGACATGAACGCCTTGTTCATCCCGCCGTTTTCCAGGCACGCGTTGAGGAGGTCCCGCGCCACGTGCGCCCGGGCAATGTCCTCCTGGTCAATGGTCCGCGGCGCGGCCTCGGCGCTGGGCACGTAGTGCATGAGCCCGGTGAGCGCGCGCACCACGTCAAACGCCAGGTTCACGTAGATGAAATTCTGCCGGCGGTCTGGGTTGAGCCCAATGACGCGCGTGGTGTCCGGCAGCCGGCGGTACCAGGGGCGCCCCAGGTACCAGTTGAGGTTGATGCGGTTGTCCAGCTCACGCACCGTGCGGGCACCCTGGCGGGCACGCGTGAGCAAGGACTCCTTCATGGCGCGTGGATCCGCGCCCTGCAGGTACTCCTCGTCACGGCTCCCCATCCAGCGTTGTTCCGTCACCGGTGGGTCCCGTTCCCGCCTTCAAACGGCGTGTTGATGTCCCGTGCAAACTCTGCAGACCACTCCTGGAAGGGGGGCCCGGCCATGTCCGCGCTGGGTTCGGGCTCCGCCGCGGGGGCCCTTTTGACGCGCTGCGGCGCTTTCATCCGCACGGCGTGGTCTGAAACCAGGGCGGCGGCATCATGGTTTTCGCTGGCCAGAACCTTGAGGGACATGTCCCCCAGGACTGCCAAAACCTTGAATGTCGTCACAAGGTTGGCCAGAACCATGGCCACCAGACACGCCCCCAAGATGAAAACCGTGGCATCCATGCCCGCGTTGTAGACTTGCCTTGACCAAGGTGTCAAATATGGGCCCATGGCTGAAGGGCTCTCGCAGTTCCTGGACAACCTCCGCGGGGATGTGGCCGGCAGGCCCACCGGGCGCACCCGGGAGAAGAAGACGTTTGTGGGGATGGGCTGGAAGGAGGACGTCTTCCGGTTCCACGTGGCCCGCTGCCTCAAGATTGAGGACAAGAACACCGGCGCGGTGCTCCCCTGGGGCCCGCTGCTGGTGGAGAACCAGCCGCAAATGCGCCTGCTCTACATGCTCATGCAGGCGTTGCAGTCCGGCAACCCGGCCAGGTTCCTCATCCTGAAGAACCGCAAGGTGGGCATGTCCACGGCCATTGAAATGCTCATGCTCTCCATTGCCATGCAGTGCGCGGAGATCACGTGTGGCTTGATTGCCCACACCGATGAGTCCACCGCCAAGCTGTTCTCCATGATCCGCAACGCCTACGAGAACCTGCCGGTGGACACGCGCCGGCAGCTCCCGCTGCGCATCAACAACGAGTCCAAGATCCAGTTCGGCAACAAGGAGCTGGAGAAAATCCAGGCCGGCGAGCTGGGGCACGTGGCCCGCATCCTGTCCCGCACCGCCGCAGGGTCCTACCCGTTCACCGGTGACACCGTCCGTGTTTTGCACATGTCAGAGTGTGCCAAGTTTGATAGCGTTGGAGACTTTGCCGCCCAGCAGCGGTTCATCCTCTCTGCGCTGGGCGCGGTGCCGAAGGTGGGCGGCAGCCTGGTCATCTGCGAATCCACCGCAAACGGGCAGCAGGGCTGGTTCTATGAGACGTGGCGCAAGGCCACCGAGAACATCTCCGTTGCCGGCGTGAACTGGATTCCCATCTTCATCCCGTGGATGGATGACCCCACGTGCCGCGCCTATGTACCCGAGGGCTACGACTGGGACCGCTGGTACCCGGAGGACCGGGCCACGGAGTTGGAACTCATCCGCAAATACAAGTGCGGCCTGGAGCAGTTGATGTTCCGGCGCAACGTCATTGAGACGGAAATGAACGGCGTGTTTGAACTCTTTGACCAGGAGTTCCCCACCACCGCGGAAGGCGCGTTCCTGGCGTCCGGGCGCCCAGCTGTGCCGCGCCGCTACATCAAGGCCATGGAGAGCAACATCTCCCATGACTACGAGCGGTACACCGCGCGCGTTGTTGACGGGTACCAGACCGCGCTCACCTACACCGTGGAAGACCAATGACAAACGTGGTCCTGAAGAAGACCGGCGAAGGACGCAACAGCCGCGGCGAGATCACCGTCTGGGAACGCCCGCGGGATGGGGCCGAATACATCATCGGCGCGGACGTCGCGCAGGGCGCAACCTTCGGCACCGCGAAACGTGACGCGGACAAGTCCACCATCTGCGTGCTGCGCCGTGACGGGATGCTGGTCCACCACGTGGCGGAGGCGGTCTACCAGACCGAGAACTTCTCCTTTGGCCAGGTCATTGCCGCGTTGGGTCAGTGGTACAACAACGCGTGGGTCAACGTGGAGCGCAACCTTGCCCACGGCGTGATTGCCGGTCTGCGCGTGGCCCAGTACCCGACGGAGCGGTGGTACATTCCACCCATCTCCGCATCCACAGCTGAGAGCCAGGCCGGCAGCTACTTCTTCCACAAGAACGTGAGCACGCAGAAGGTGCTGTTGGACACGCTGCTGGCGTACATGGACCCGCACGCGCCGCGCCTGGTGATGCGTTCCGCCGCCACGCTGGCGGAGGTGGCCAGCCTGCAAATGGATGCCATGGGGAAGATTGACACCAACGGAAAGGACCTCACCATTGCGCTGTCCATGGCCATCATTGTGGACGCCACCACCGAGTTGGACATCCAGCGGGAGCTGCCGTCAGAGCGGCGCCCGCAGCATCCGCCGCATGGTGTGGACCCGGACATCTGGAGGGAGAAGCACGGCCTGAAGAAGCCCGTGCGGAACCAGGAAACCGACGAAGCCCCTGAATGGGAGGGTAGCCTCGACGGAGTCCCGGACTGGTCCGCGGTGGTGAACTAGCCTCGCGTCTTACACCCATCGTGAACAGCGAACGCTTCGAGTGCGGAGAAAATCTCCTTTGACTCAGGATGGCGAGACACCAACACTGCCGCGGCGGCGGTGCATTTCTTTGTCATGTCTGGTTCGTCGGCAATCAGCAGAGCCAGCCCCCTGGCCATGAAAGCAGCGTGCTCCTTTTTCATGTCCTCCAGCGCCCCCGACGCGCCTTGCTCACACGCCCACTCGTCGCAGCACAAAAACTCGTAGGTGTACATGCACATCCCAGCGTGCTTGAACACCGTGGGCTTACGCCCCTGCAACTCAAAGAACCGCTCCACGTGCTCTACGGCATGGGGCGCCGCGTCCAGGCGAAAACCAAATGCCTTCCCCTCGCCTTTGGACAGCACCGCATCGCAGAAGTCGCACTCATGGACAACGCGCCGCGCCATCACCCACCTCCCACCCGGCCTGTGTGGCGCTCATGGCACCACCTCTGCGTGCGCTTCCACCGGCGCGCGCGCGGCGGCAGCATCCAGCGCGGACACGCTGGGGTCCTCTGGCATGGGGACCTCTCCCGTCACCGGGTCAAAGTCCTGGACCGGGGCAATGCCCGCGTCCGCCAGTTCCGCCTTGGTCACCACGCGCGCGTCCTCTGCGCTCATGGGGAGCATCTTGCACAGGCGGCGGAGCGCGGTCTTCTTCCACATCTCCGCGGTGTCGCTCACCCAGGGCCCGCTGTTGCCCGCGCGGCTGCGGCGCTGGATGGCCTCCACGTCCACTTTCAGCATCACCTCAAACTGCACGCCGCCATCCTTCATCTTGCAGACGGCGTAGGCAGCCTTCAGCTTCTTCGGGTCCCGGACCTCGCCGGGGGTGTGGCGGACAAAAGGGTCCAGGCCGTACTGGTATTCAAACAGGTCGCCCTCGTAGACCACGCGGGCGTCAATGCTGACCACCTGGCCGCTGCGCCGGGCCAGTTCAATGAGCCCCTTGTAGCCGGGCATGAACTGCACCTTGGTGCTGTTGGACTTCTTGTCATAGAAGGGGACCAGGTACCCGTGGCCCTGGACGCCATCCACTTCCAGCCCCAGCGTGGCCGCCTCCCGCAGCGCGGACAGCATGCTGTTCCGGTCTGCATCCAGCAGCGCCGGGTTGCGCATGCAGGCAATGAGCGCGGTCTGCATCATGCGGTTGGGGTCAATGCCCTTGGGGAGCGCCGCGCCCACCGCGCCCACGTTGGCCTGCAACATCTCCTTCACAGAGACGTACTTCTGCTTCACGGTCAAAGCCGTTGACGTCGTCATCAGTTACCACCCCTTTCAAGAATGCGGAGGGCCAACCACAGGTCCTCCATGGTGTAGAAGGCGCCGGCTTCCAGCTCGCCGCCCAGTTTTGAAATGCGCGCGCAGAGCCCAACACGCAGCGCGTGCTCCTGCGCCTTGCGGACCTTCCACTCCTGGTCAGGCGTCATTGGCGTCCTCCTTCTTTGCACGGTCCTGGTTGGTGGAGAAGCGGCGGTATTTGCTGGCCTTGACCAGGTGCTCCGCCTTCACCACCAGAGGGTTGGAGAAGCGCACGTCGGTCCCCATGATCACGGCGCTCTCGGCGTCACCCATGGCCACCTGCAGTTTGGCCTTGATGGCGTCCACCTTTTTCTCCCGCTCCTTGATCTCCCGGTTGAGCAGGATGCGCTCATGGTGCAACTCCAGGAACTCCCCGCCCAGCTCCACCACCTTGCCGGGCTCCACGGTGAGCAGGCTCTTGGCGTAGGCCGCCATCTCCTCGTCATTGGCCGGGTCCGGCAGCGGCACCTTGCCCGCCTTGATGCTCTCCCAGAAGCGGCGCTCCTCATCCAGCATGGTGGCCTGGAACTTGGCGTGCTTTTCCACCACGTACCACTGCAGCTTGGAGCCCGCGAAAAGGGCTGCAATCACCGCCCACTCCAGGCCGCCCACAAACATTTCATGCTGCACCTGGGCCAGGTAGTTCACCGGCGGGGACAACCACGGCTCCTTGGTGCTGGTGGTCTTCACCTGCAGCAACCCGTGCCCAGGACGGTCATCAGAGCGCACCGTGCCGTCGGGGCTGTACGCCATGAACCTGTGCTCATCATGCACGCACATGGTCCACGGCCCGGCGTAGTCCACCAGCATCCCGCTTTTCTGCTTGAACCTCTCACGCACCACCGGCTCCAGGATGTGGCCCCACTCCATGGCCTCATTGGTTTCCACCGCCGGCGTCAGGCCCAGCTTCCCCAGCGCCAACTCCTGGCGCGTCTTCCACGGGTCCAGGCGCATCACCGCGGGCGCATCGCTCCCGCCAATGTGATTGCCCCGGCCCTCCAGCCACTCTTTTTCCCCGGCGTAGTTGTAAATGGTGACCATGTTGTCTCCTCGATACCAACGCTGCGTGCGCTGTGCCGGCGGCGGTTTGATTTTCGGCGGCGGCAAAACAGGGGTAACACAACCGTTGACACAGTGCAAGCACCAGTGTAGACAAATCACCGGAGGAAAAACATGAAGGCAAAGCGCAAGCCGTACACCCCAGGATCCCTGATGGACCCCACCCTGGCCGCCGCAATCAAGGCGGCACGTGAGGCCAAGGGGCTCACGCAGAAGCAGCTGGCCGCCCTGGTGGGCGTGTCCACCGCCACCGCGTCACTCTGGGAAGAAGGCCGCCGTGGGATCTCCACGTTCCACGCGCTCATGGTGTCCCGCGTGCTGGGCGTGGAGATCACCATGGAGTCCACCTTGTCCGCGTCCCAGCAGAAGAAGCTGGCGAACGCGCCCACGGTGAATGGGTGACCTCTCTCCACCCCTTCCAGGCAGAAGCCGCGCGCCGGGCGTTCAACGCCACGGGCCGGCACCTGTGCGTCTCACCCACCGGCACCGGCAAGAGCCTCATCATTGCCGGCGTGGTCAGCCTGGCGCGGGGCCGCGGGGACCGGGTCCTGGTGCTGGTCCACCGCAAGGAACTGCTGCAGCAAACGGTGGCGCGGTTGGCAGAGTTTGGATTCACTGACGTAGCCGTCATGGCGCCGGGGCAGAAGGACATCAAGCCACTCACCGTGGGGATGGCCCAGACCGCGCGCCGGCGGTTCGCCCGCCTGGATGAGCACTTTGATTTTGTGATCCTGGATGAGGCCCACCGGGATGAGTTCAAAGTTGTCCACCAGGCCCCGCCCAAGCGGCTGGTGGGTTTCACCGCCACGCCGGTGCGCGGGGACCGACCGCTCAAAGACTGGTTTGATGAGCTCCGCGTGGCCATCACGTACCCCGCCGCCATTGAGAAGGGCTACATCGTCCGCGCGCGTGTCTACGCCCCGTCCATCCCAACGCTCACCGGGCTGAAGACCGCGCGTGGGGACTACGAGGAGGAGGAACTGGCGCGGCGCATGATGTCCGCGGGGCTGGTGGGTGACGTCTCCAGGAACTGGGCCGCCGTGGCGCGCCAGGACAAAACCATTGTGTTCGCCGTGAACATCATGCACGCGCGCGCCATCCAGGAAAGCTTCAAATCCATTGGCGTGGAGGCGGGCCTCATCACCGGCCAGACGCTGGACGCCGAGCGCGCGATCACCCTGCAGCGGTTTCGCACCGGCAGCCTCCGCGTGCTGGTCAACGTGGCGGTGTTCATTGAAGGGTTGGACGTGGCGGACGCCAGCTGCGTGATTGTGGCCCGGCCCACCAAGAGCCTGTCATTCTGGATGCAAATGGCAGGACGCGGCTGCCGCGCGTTCCCAGGCAAATCGTCCTACCGCGTCATGGACCACGGGGCCAACGTGTTCATGCACGGCTCGCCGTCGGATGACCGCGGCTGGTCCCTGGATGGCGAACGCTTGGCCGCGCAGAAGAAACGCGCCAGCGCACTGCGTTATTGCAAGGGCTGCTTCTACGTGTTCGCCGGCGGAGAACGCTGCCCCAACTGCTTTGCCGCCCAGGTGGCCAAAGAAGTGCGCATGAAGGACGGCGTGCTGGAGGAGGTGAAGCCCGAGGCGTACAAGCCCATGGAGGG